ACCTAATCCTGCTAAGGCCATTCCTGTGTCTAAGCCACCAGTGCTAGGGGACATACCTGAGTAGTCCAAAGGAGCATAAGGACTAGTACCACCAGTACCAGTGTTACCACCAGTTAGCACAGGATCGTTAGCTATGCCTGTTGGTGGTACGTCTTGTCCTGTTTGTCCTAATTGCATACCACCTGCAATACCAGAGTTATAACTTGGATCAAAAGCAGGTACATCGGATGCAGGAACGCCTGTGCCTATCGGCCCTTGGTCTCCACCACCTTGTAGTAAAGCAGGATCAAAGTAACTACCGCCATACTGTTGCATACCGCCTGCAATACCAGAGTTATAACTAGGGTCAAATGCAGGTACATCGGACACTGGAATTCCAGTTCCTATCGGCCCTTGGTCTCCACCACCTTGTGATGGCATCTTACCTAATGTTCTACCAAATTCAGATTGGAAATCTTCGGGGCTGTAGTACGTATTAGCCGCATCCCCTGTAAGGCCAAACGCAGAGGAGTCTCGCATATATTGATTTGTCTTTGGGTCATAACTAAACGTAGGGAAAATAGAACCACCATCAGAACCAACTTGTGCATTCTTTTGAGCCATTTGGTTCATAAAGTCTACATTAGTTTGATATGGGTTTGGTTGTCCTAAGTTAGGATCAGAGTACAAGGATGCAGGGTCTAGCAATTGTCCAGGATTTCTGTCGTAAAACCCTTTACTGCCCCCTTGATAAATTCCTGTATCCACCTCATTAGAATTATATGCAGGATCAGAGTAAAGACTAGGGTTGACATAACCACCCATGTTCCGATCAATGTTCCTTGTCAGTCCTTGCTTGTAGGCAGAGGTTTCTCTAAGGTTAGGCAAACCTCCTCCACCAGTGTTACGCAAAGGCTGTTTAATAGCAGAGGATACTCCCATCCCTGCTTGTGTTGGTTGATTTCTTAAGGAAGATGTGGGCATACCATATCCCTGCCTTAAGTATTTAGAACTTAGGTCTCCTGCAAACATTGACATTAGTATGATCCTCCAGAAATAGTATCAGCAGTTATCGTGCCAGTGACATTTAAAGTAGTAGCTGTAACAGTTCCTGTAAACGTAGGACTAGCTGTGTTTGCTTTTGTTGCACTAGCTGTAGCAATGTTATTAAATTCAGAATCTATTTCTGTACCTTTAACAATTTTATTTGGGTCTCCTGAACTTAGAGAGTCCTTAGTTGCAAAGTTAGTTGTCTTTGTATAATTAGACATTAGATAAGTCTCCCTAGTAAAGCGTGTATGTCAATTTTTTGAATAGAAAAAGCAGAAGCATTTATCTCAGCTTCAATGCCAATAGTTACAACCTCTCCGTTACCACTTGTATTTACCTTTGGAGTGTTTACAACTATAGAGGCTGAGTATTCACCAGTTGTATTGTATTCCGAAACTCCATATTCAGCAAGAGAGGACGAACCAAAAACAAAAGCTTGTTTAGTGTAACTTGAAGTATAGTCATAGCCCCAGTTAAGAGTCGTAGGTGTATTCTGTCCACCTACAATAGTTAAGTTAAACTTCTTTAAAAACTTAAGGTTTGATGTATTCCCAAAATCCATTGCGTTACTAAAGTACCTCATTTGGTATTTAGTAGCACCGTCTAAATAAGAAGCATACTTAACAATCCCTGAGTCTATGCCCATATAAAGTTCACCTGTCTCCTGTACGGAAAAAGACAAAGGATATAAAGCAGACCAAGTAGTTGCTCTGTTAGAACCATCCTGTAAAGTAGTTCGCATATCAAAACAATAAACTATGTTACTGTTTGGAAAAGTAAGTAAGTAAAAAGAATCTTCAGGGGAATATACAGATTTAATAGCGTATGTCTGTAAAGGTATTAAAGCCAGTAAATCACTTCTTACATTCTTACTAATGTCTCTCATAGGTAGAGACTTTTCTTGTATTGTTCTACCAAAACTACGTACACCTGAATCAGATAGGAATATAATGTCCGTACCTGTTTGTTGTACAGAGTCACGAGCAATACAACCAATGCCTTCTATGGTGTCTGTAAGGGTCATAGAGGCAGGAGAGGATGCCCCTGAATACACAAGTATAGACTTCTTACCAAAGATGATTAGGAAGCCATTGTGAGCCGCTAGTGCGGTTATCTCATCAAAACCACTAGGCCATACAGTAGTAATGTCTATTGACCCTGAAGAACCTCCTGTCCATGCGTGTCCTGTTAATAGATCAGACCAGTAAACAGTGTGCTTATTACCTGTAACATCCGCTACCCAAAGCCTACCAAATGCAGACAGAACTTCATTACCTTGTGGAGCTGTTCCTGTAGAGTGTGAGTGACTTGAGAACTTCTCAAGAACTCCTGACCCACTTTCATCAGTATAGATTAAGGGTTCATGTCCTCTTTGAAATAGATAAGCATGGTCAGCTAATGACACAATCTTCCAATTATTTCCTGAAGGAGAATAACTAGAAGGTGTTATGTCCGTTAAAGTTGTAGTCCCTGAGAATATTTTATTGTTACCTGCGGATAGTACAACCTTATCACCTGAAGTATCAATATACTCATATATAGTCTCTATGCCACGACTTGAGCCTAGAACGGATGAACCATTAGAACTAACAGCAGTCCAACCTTTCCTTGCACCTACTCTACCTAGCTTGTCTATTACACAGTTGTCCGCAATGGAAGCATAGGAAGGATCAATGCCAACAGGAGAATCCTGAGTATTTATACCCAAGAAAGCAGGTGCGGCTATAGTAAGGTTTTGTAGTTGTTGAGCCATTTAAGAATACCAGATGTTTTCTTCAGGATGTTGAGATGCATCTATAGCTATAGCATCCGCTAACGTATTGTCCGCTAAAGCAAACAACTCAGCCGCGCTTGTTCCTCCTGTTTCCCCTCGCTCTCTTGCTCCCAATGCTGTAGCTAGTTGTATTACAGGAGAGGAAGGAACACCAAGTCTTTCTGTGTCCGTTGTGAAGTCCTCTGTACGCAACACTACGTTGAACCTTAACTGATAAACACCATCAGGCTTAGGGTAGACATCTACACCATTATCACCATTTGCATCTACACCATTAAAGCTATAGAACTGAGGTGAGCCTAAAGGTGGAGTCTCTATTAAGAAAGCATTGTCCATCCAACGAGAACCACGGTACTGCATAAAGAAATCAGAGGTGTCGTTAATGACATCCAACACTTTCATTCTGTTTTGTGAACCAGTTAGGATATAGTTAAAACTAGTAGTGTCTGTAGAGACTGTCAATGTGGTACGTAAAGCTGTCCAATCGTAGGAATCTTCCACTGTACGTTTTGCATCATTGACAAACTCTCCTATAAGTTTTGAATAGCTATTCTGTGAGACTGAAGATACTTCGTCCTCTCGTAGTCTCCGCAGTACACTATTAACAAGCTGTAAGTAAGTCATTATTATTCCTATGCGATTGTTGACTGAAACATGGATTCAAAAGGGTCGCGGTATTCTACTTCCTCAAACTCTGGTAAATCTACGCCCACTTGTGTTTTAAATTTAAAGAGATCATCAGAGCCAGTACCTGCGGATTGTAACAAAGCACCGCCACCTGCTCCTCCTGCTCCTGCTCCTATGCCGCCTAATGATATGTTCTTGAGTATTCCTTCAAGTAAGTCTTTTAATGGCTGTAGAATGTAATCATCAAAGGCTCTACCCCCTGCTCGTAAGGTGTCCTCAATGGACGGCCCAATTTCCTCTAGGAATTCTTTGACAGGTTGCATAGCTTCCTCCATGCTTCCACCTACAGCACGTACTGCGTCTTCAATAGGCTCACCAAAGGCTTCAATGGTTTCCTCAAGAGGGTGTAAGTATTCATCATCAAACTCACTTCCTGCTTCACGTACTGTATCCCACACAGGACGTACTGTATCAGCTACACCAGACCCTGCTTCCTTTAGAACATTAAAGAGTTCTTCCGAACCTTCCAGTACACCACCTGCCATTAATTCTACAGCATCTTTAATGGGTTGTAGGACAGCATCATCAAAGTCCCTACCTGCTTCACTGAGCCAATCAGGGACAATGTTACCTTCAAATGTACCATCCTCTCTGATGTACTGTGCAAAGCCTGAAAGTACAGCATCATCTAAATCTTCACCGTTAGCAACCTTACCTACTACGTTGGATAAAGCATCAGCAAAAGCATCTTTATCCATTTCTAAAGCATCTAAAGACTGACCTAAAGAAGAGTCTGCGTTAGAAAGAATGTTATCAAGGTAACGACTTGTTACTGTCTCAGCAATAGCTTGTGTAGGGTCTCCTGTAATAGCACCCTTAAGTAATGCATTGGTTTGAGCGTAAGTTAAATCAACACCGCCTATTGATAAACCGTGTCCTGCATCCTTAACACCATCCACAGTGCTAGGGGCTTTAGTATACCCTGCTTTCTCAAGACCTGCACTAGCTAAACTAGCCCAATCCCCTGCGTGTAAAGTTTCCCCTGATACTCCTTTAGCGGCTGTTAGGATAGCTGTGCCGTAAGGGACAAACATGGCGGCAACCTGTAACACAGGATGATTTAATATGTTTTCAGCAGGTTCAAAGATAGTAGAGTATGTCCCTACTTCTCCGTAGGCTACATAGTTACCGTTCTTATCTCCTTCCGTCATTCCAAGAAGAGTATTAGTAGCGTCTCCTGATCCTGTAGTTAAGTAATACTTTTTACCTTCTACTTCTTTATATAGAGGTATATTGTTGTCCTCTATGTAAGAAACAAGTTTATCTGCTTGTCCTTGTAATGCAGGGTCTTTTACGCCACTATACCCTGCTCTAGCAAAATCAGCAGGGTCATAGTTATTATAATTATGTGTCTGTCCTGTCTCTTCTCTTTGAGACTCAGTTTCGGCAAAGACATTAGCATAGTTAGCTAACGCTTCCTCTGCACTATCATATGTAGCCGCTGTTCCATAGTCAGGCGTACTAATAGAAGGAAGACCTGAAATCCCTGTAGTATCTGTAGTGCCTGAAGCCTTTGGTGTAGGGACATGAAAATACTGTATAACATTCCCATTGCTATCTGTTTGTGCTTTATTATAATAATCTGTTTTAACAGGACTATATAAAGGAGGCGTAGTCGGTTTAGGTGCAGTTTCTTTAGGCTGTTCACTGCTTTGACGAGGAGGGTCTGTATACAACGAAGGATCAACACCCGATGAAACAGGGGATTGTGTTTGTTCTTTCTGTTGTCCTGCTCCTCCTAAGTAATCAGAGAAAAGACTATTAGTTGTTCTCTTAGGGTCTAACACAACAGCAGGTTTAGGTACTATTGGTGCTTCATTTCTTTTAGGCGCTACTTGTCCTAAATGTGGATCAGAGAACAAAGAGGACTGTGGTTTCTTAGGTGCTACTGTAGTCTTAGGTGCTACTGTAGTCTTAGGTGCTACAGTAGTCTTAGGTCTATTATCCCTTAAAGGAACATCAATAGAACTAGGAAAGATGTCTTCCTTTCTAAAACTAGAAATCATTTTCCAACCCCTTTAATTCTTTCTAAGGAACGCATTGTTCCAAGACCTAACATTCCCATAAGAACTGGTAACATAACTGAAGTATCAGCCTGTGGTATAACAAAACCAAAACCTGCGGCTAGTGGAGAGACTAGAAAATTAACACCAAAACCTAAGACACAAACCCATCCAGTAGCAGGTCTCCAACCAGACTGAAACCAATTACCTTTGGCTTCCTCTTGGTTAGTCTCTATTTGAGCAAGAGCAATTTCCTGCGCCTGTCTAGTTGCAAGAGTAGCTATTTCATGTGCTAAGATTGCTTTTTGATCTTTGTCTTCAATAAATTTATCCAACAAAGAAGTAACAGGGGCTATCAAACTAGCTAAGATACTCATATTATTATACCAGATTTTTAGTCAAAAGTCAAGCTATTTCTTGTTCTTTCTACTCTGTACTATTTTTTGTACAGTCTCAGATTCATATATTCTAATACCTAACCATACTATAGTAAACAATGATGCTGTAGGTGGCAACCAAGCGGCCAACGAGAAAATCCCTGTTGATGCCGCAAGTACATCCAATGTATCTTTTGATTGTTCGTCTAACATTTTAACATCCTTTTATTTACTTTTTGTTCAACGGAACAGTAGTCACCGCCCTTAGTACAACAATACACCCTGCAATAACAGAACCTATGACCGCTTGCCCTGCTTGGCTTACGGGTAGAAAACCTATGTATCCTTGCAAGAGCGAGAGTACAGCTAGAGCAATACTAAACTGTACAGTCTTTGATTTAAGTGCTTGCTTAATTTGTCCCATTACCAAGGCACTCCAGTGCTAATCGCAGGTGCTTTGCTTTCTTCTATCTGTGAAGCAATGCTTGCCTCAATAGCGTCAGCATCTACGTCAGCCTTTATCCATCCAATAGCCTGAGATTCGGTAATGTCTGCATAGGCTGTATAGCCATCAGAACTGCTGTCAGGCGTAAAGCCACAAGTGCCATAGCTACTGCCTGAGTGTGTTACAGCGTCATCACCAGTACCTACTACTTCGCTGTCTAAGGCGCGCCAGTGTGCTACAACTACACCGTCATCTGATGTGTTGCGTTCTAGTGTTGAGATTGTCCAAGTTACTGCCATGATTTTATTCCTCTAGTTGTGCAACACGTTGTCGCAGTGATTGAATTTCTTTAACGAGCATTGGGACTAGTTTTGAGTAGTCCACACCCATCATCTCTTCTGAGTCAGCATCGCCAGATACAGCCTCTGGTGCAACAGCCTCTAGCTCCTGTGCAATCATGCCGTAGTCTTGGTGAGAGCCATCAGCTTTCCAGTCAAACTTGCGTACTTGGATAGAGTCTACTTTGCTACCTGCGTCATCAGCGTCTGCAATGTTTTCCTTGAGGCGTTGGTCTGATGATGTGTTGTAGGCAACTGATGTTCCAGACGACCTAATATTACCTACTCTAGCCAAAGAACCTGCTGTCCCTCTAAAAAAATCGTGAAAGTCAGCCGCACCCGTTCCATCTAGCCCTTGAATCATCCGACCATCGGAGGCTATTCTGCCCCCTGCGACAGAATCACTGACAGAAGACTTACCCACCAACAGGTTGCCTAATGAGTCTATGCGCAGGCGTTCTGCGCCATTAGTGCTAAAAGCCATTGTATTGTCAGCGGGTCTAAAAATTGTAGAGTCTGAGCCTGATACTGTTGTGTTAGCTAGAAATTTAACAGTGCTTGTTAAGGCACCGCCTGATAGGTAGAGGTCTTTGAAGCGACCACCAGAATAGCCTAAATCAATAGCATTATCTCTTGTTGCTCCTGCCGCTGTTGCAGGAAAAACAATACTGTCAGTGTTAAAAAATCCTAAACCAGTGCTAGACTGACCAATGCCTAACGAGCCACTGGTAACACCAATACTACCTACGGATGCGCCGTTAACCTGAAAACTAATAAAATCAGGGTCGCTATATCCGCTTGCTTTAGAAAGATACAAGTTTTTATTTGCGCTTGATTGAGCAACAACAGCACCTACAGAACCGTCTACGTAAACTCCATTGTCTGCGGTTGAGCCTGTAGCAATTCCAGATGTGCTGGACAGACCCACCAACAGGTTGCCTGATGTGTCTATGCGCATGCGTTCTGCTGATGCTGTTAAATCGTAAAAAGAAAGTGGAGACGACCCAGCATTATTCCACTGTAAAAAAGCAGTACTTGATGCGGCAGAGTTTAGTTTTAGTACGGGACTACTATTTGTTGAAGTTACTGAAAGAGTTTGAAAACCTGTCCCACTAATTTCTACTTTTGTTGATGGACTGCTAGTACCAATTCCAACATTCCCTGATGATTCTATTCTCATGCGTTCATTTGTATGACCATTGGTATAAAAACGCATATCCGCGTTTGCTCTGGTCATGATAGACAGACCGCCTGAAGCCCCAGTTCCAGAGCCTAGATAAGCCCCATCCTGAACAAAGCCACTAGCAGTTGTCGCAGAGGAGCCATTTACTCCTGCAAAAAAGCCATCAGCATTCGCACTTGAATTTGTAATATAAAGCGATGCTTGTGTGGCAGTACCTGTATTAGCGTTATAAATTTTATGGGTTAAATCACCATTAACAGAAGTCGC